CCGGGCGCGAGCCGCGGCTCGAGCGACCGCGCCGGCGGGCAGTCCGGCAGCACGCCCGGCAGGTCGCACACCGGCCCGAGCCCGAGCAGCCCCTCGAAGCCCTCGCCCGGCACGGACTCATCGCAGTGGTGCGCCTCGAAGCGGTTGATGGCCATCCGTGCGGGGTCTTCGCCGCCGCCCTGGCCACGGGATGACAGCCCCTCGGGCACCTCGACGTGCCGCAGGTAGTCGGCGCTGCCGGCGTCGCCGTCGATCCGGGCCTCCGCCCACGGATACCGCCAGCGGTTCGACTCGCCGGGGATCGGCTGGGCCTCGCCGAGCACCGCCGTTACGCGGGCGAGCGACGGCCGACCGAGTTCGATCACCGCCCACTTCTCGCCGCCCCCCTCCCCGCCCTCCTCCTTCCAGAGGATCGGCACCCCGCCGAGCGGGGTCGAGGCGAGCAGCGTCTCCTCGGCCTTCAGTTCGCATGTCTCGTCGGCCTCGTTCTGCACCGTGATCCGCGCGGCCGTGATGCCGTGCAACACGCACCGGCCGATCTCGCCGGCGCGGATGGGTTCGATCGCGACGACGAACGACAGCGCCGGCGAGTCTTCCGTCGCGACCTCGGCCGTCAGCGGCGTACGACCCTGGAACGTCCGTTCCTGATCGTCCTCGCCGGGTTCGACCAGCACGCCCGTGATCGCGAGCGCGTGGTGGGCCGGCAGGTCATCGGGCGAGTCGTTGCGGACGAGCACGACGCCGCGCTGCGTCGGATCGCGCCCGGGGTCGGCAATCGCGTTGCGCTCGCTCGCGCGGTTGGCGATCGCCGCGTCGACGAACGCGTTGTACGCCGCCGCGGGGATGCGGAGCGGCTCGCCGGTGCGGACCTTGCGGAGGGCATCGCCGCTCATATGCCGAGACCTCCGAAGCTGCCCTGGTCGTACACCCGCTCGACGTACGCCGCGACGGGTCGCTTGACGATCGTGTTCGCGCTCGTATCCTCCTGATCCGCGTAGCGGACCCAGAGGTACTCCCACCCCTTCTTGGCGATGCCGCTGATCGAGCCCACGGAGAGCCCGGTGACGTTCGGGCTGGCCGCGAACCGGAACGTGATCTCCCAGTCGTCGTCGGGGCCGGTGCCGCGGCGGGCTCCGGTCGCCCCAAGGAACAGCACCTCGCCCGCGGCGAACCCGCGGAAGCCGCCGCTGTTGACCTTGCCGGTGAGGCTGAAGAGCGCGCCCTTGTACGAGTTGCTGACCGCCGCGGCCGGCAGGTAGTGCGTCTCGCTGAATTGGTAAATCGGCACCGTGATGTCAACGCCCTCGACCGCGTCCTGCGTGACGCCGATCGCGCCCTGGAAGTCCGGCGCGGTCGTACCCGATGCCGCGTATGTGCCGACCGTCTGCTTGCTCTGCGTGATGTGCTGCGTGCCGCCGCCGGTGTCGAAGGCGAACGTGCTCTCGCCCGTCTGCGGCGGCGTGGACTGCTGCTGGGTGTCGGGCGCGTACCGCACGGTCGCGTCCCACAGCTCGTGGCCGATGGGCTCGACCGTCACCGACTGACGCGGCATGCCGTCGTACGTTGCCGGGCTGGTTGCCTCAGCCTGCGACCGCGCGGTCATGTCGCTGTCGGTGCCGCGGACCGTGTAGACGAGTTCCGCCGACGGGTTGTCGCCCGTCGTCGATCGGCGGCTCTCGAGTTTTTCGGTAACGGTCACAGGCACGGGATCTGATTCCTCAGGTGAACGTCAGCCCGCCCGACTGCGCGGAGTCGGCCAGGCGGCGGGTGTTCTTGGCGGTCTGCTCGGTGGCCTTGGCGGTGCGCTCCGCGGTGTCGTCGCCCGCGGCGAGGCTCTGCACCGCCAGCGCATTGAACGTGCCGCGGACGGCCACGCCGCGCTCGATCGCGGCCCCTAGCCCGGCGAGCCCTTCCTGTAGCCGGCCGATCAGGTCGCGCGGGACGTTGCCGGCTGTGTCCTCGCCGGACTCGTCCTGCTCTTCGCGCCGGCGACGCGCCTCGGCGATCGCTTCGTCGAGCTTCGCGCGAGCCTCGTCCAGCTTCCGCTGCGTCTCGGCGATGTCGGCATCGGTGCCCGAGCGCAGCGCGTCCTGCGCCTCCTCGAACCGCCGGCCGATCTCTGCGAGCGTGGCCTCGTTCAACTCGGAAGCGTCGTCGCGTTCCCGCTGGCGACGGGACTCTCTGCCGGACAGATCCCCCTGCGTGTTGGCATCGATCTCCGACAGCTTCGCGTCGAGCTGATCATCCACCGCACGCTTCGCGGCTTTGACATCGAGGCCGCTGTCGAACAGCCCCTGGATCTCCAGCATCCGCTTGGCTACGAACGACGAGGCCGACTGCCACACCTTCTGGAACCCACTCGTGAACCGCGTCCACGTCTTCGACAGGAACGACGTCGTCTCGATCCACGCGACCTCGAGCGCGTGGAACACCGTCTGGGCGACCGCGAGCGCGCCGTACCACATCTTCTGGGCCGTGGTGATGAAGAAGTTCCGGGCCCCAAGCCAGACCTCGTTGAGGGCCGCGACGCCGCGCTTCCACGCGACCTGCAGCCCGAGCCAGAGAATCTGGGCGGCGAGCTGGATGTCGCCCGCCGCGAGCGCATCGGCGATGCCGCCGGCGACCTTGCCGACGAAGGCACGGAGCTCGCCGAACCGATCGCTGAGCCACGTGATCGCCTCGCCGCCAGCACCCGTGTAGTAGAGGATGGCGACGCCGAGCGCCGCCACGCCGGCGATCACCAGCCCGATGGGCGATACGAGCGCCCCGAGCACCGTGCCGATCACCCCGATCGCGGTCCCCGCGGCTGACGCGATGGCCGCGAGCGAGCCGAGCACCGCGCCGATGCCGACGATGGCGGTGCCGGCGATCACGAGGGCAACGCCGACGCCGAGCACGATCGCGGTGATCTTGGCGATGGTTGTGACCAGCTCGCGGTTCTGGTTGACGAGCCGCGTGATGGAGCCGGCCAAGTTCGCCAGCACGTCCGCCACCTTGCGGACCGGCCCCTCGATCGCCTCGCCGATGGCGATGGCGATGCCCTCGACCGCCGACAGCAGCTTGCGAAACGCGCCGCCGATGCCCGCGTCCATCTGCTCGGCCGTCTCAACCGCGATCCCGGCGGCGTCGCGGATCTCATCGCGCAGCGTGTCGAACGCCGTGCCCGACGACGCGAGCTTCAGCGCAGCGGCCTGCCCGCGGCCGAACAGCGTTTCGAAGATCGACAGCCGCTCGGCCGTGCCGAGGCCCTGCGTTGCCTTGGCGAGGTCGTTGATGATGTCGGCGAGCGGGCGGAGGTTGCCCGACGCGTCCACGGCCTCGACGCCGAACCGCCGCAGCTCGTCCTGCGCCGCCGCCGACGAGAGGTTCTTGTACGCCCGTGCGAGAGCGTTGCCGGCGAGGCTGCCCTTGATGCCGTTGTTGGCGAGGATGCCGATCGCCGCGGCGACATCCTCCATGCCCTCGCCTGCCTCGGCCGCGATCGGCGCGACCGGCTTGAACGCCTCGAACAGGTCCTCGAGCGTCTGGGCGCTCTTGTTGGCCGTCGCGGTGAGCACGTCGGACACGCGGCCCATCTCGCTCGCCGGCAGGTTGAACCCGCGGAGCGCCGCCCCGGCGATCTCGGTCGCCCGCGGCAGGTCGGTGCTCGTGGCTCGGGCGAGCGCGAGCACGGCCTCGGTGCTCTGGAGGATCGCGGTGGGGTCGAAACCCGCCCGGCCGAGCTCGGTCATCGCCTCGGCCACCTGGCCCGCGGTGAACGAGGTCGTGCGACCGAGACGCTTCGCTTCATCGGTGAGTGCTTCGAACTGGTCCTGGGTCGCCCCGGTGACCGCACGCACGACACGCATGCGGTCGTCGAACCCGGCGAACACCCGTGTCGAGAGCCCGAACCCCGCAGCAAGAGCACCGCTCACCGCGGCGAGCCGAGCACCGATCCCCCGCACGCTCTGTCCGAACGCCCGGAGCTGCCGCTGCGCGCGCCGGAGCCCGCGCGTGAGCCGGTCGTTGACGCCCAGCTCGACGTACGCACGCCCGGCCCGGATGCCGCGGGTGTTGGCCACGTCAGCCTCCCCTCACGCTGTTGCGCCAGACCTTCGGGAGGTTGGGGGCTTCCTTCTCGAGCGCGGGCCGCATGTACGGCCGGGCCGCGATGCGGACCGCCTGCGTCGTGCGCTTGCTCCCGCGCCGGCGCACGACGGTGGTGCGCCCGCCGAACTCGAGCACGCTCGGCGCGTTCCCACGCCGGAACCCCACCGGACCGACCACCACCGACTCGGTCCGCGGGTCGTAGCCAAACAGTACCATCCGGCGGAGGCTGCCCTCGTGCGCGAACGGCGGCTGCCCGGGTCGCGACGTGCCGCGCCGCTTGCGCATGCTGGTCTTCGCCCGCTGGCGGACGAACGCACCGGCCTTGGACAGCGCCCGCCGCCGGGCCGGATCGATCGCACGCTGGACCGCAGGCCGGTCGAAGAACAGATTCTTGACCCGCATGTCGATCACGCGCCAGTCCCCCGGATCTCCGTGGGCGTCGGGATGGCTGGCGTAGAGAGCGTGCTCGCCGCGCCCTTCTCCAGTCCCTTGTTAAATGACGCCTCCTTCTCCTTCCGGAGTCGGCCGGCCCCGATGAACAGCCCCGCGAGCCCGGTCAGCGCGGGCAGCGCCGGGCCGGCGATGGGCACGCCCGCGAGCGACGGCCCGATGTCGTCGAGGGCAGTGAGCGTGAGTTGACCGAGCAGGCCACGGATCTCGCCGCCGCGGTCGATCGAGGCCTTCCACTGCGCCCCGGTGCGTTGCACGTCGTCGAACCACGCGCGGTACTCCGTTTCGGCTTCGTTGAGCGAGGTCGTGCTCGGCAGGCCGCGTGTCTGCTGGATCTCGTTGGGCGTCTTGACCTTGACCACGTCGCCCAGGTCGAACCCGGCGCACGCGGCGAGACCCAGCGTGACCATCACGAGCCCGAAGCCGTGCGCGATATACTTGGTGTGAAGCGTCATCCGGCATCCTTTCAATACCGCACGTAGACCCTGTACCGCAGGAGGCAGAGAGTCATGGCTGGCATCCTTGTAATCATCGGGGCAGCGATCGTTAGTCTGGTTCTGGGTCTCATCTGCGGTGTATTTGTTGGCATCGCGACTAGCTACAAAGCCAACGGGGAAGATTGGGACGGTTCAATGACGCGCATGTGGGTAACAGTTGTGATCGCAACTCTCGTGCTCTTCTTCATCTTGCGAGCCGCGGGCAATCACTTCTTCGTGTGATGAACTTCTTTGCTAGGCTGGATCGTTCCTGATGAACACGTCCTTGAGCACCCGCACGTCGGCGGGGATGGGCTGACCCGCGTCGGCCTTCCTGGCGAACGGGTCGAAGTCGCTCGGCTTGAACGCCCGCCGCTTCTTCGGGTCGCGGTGGACGTTGGCGAGCAGGGCCATCGCGCTGCTGGCGATGGACCAGTCGTGCCGCTG